TTACATTTGTAAATGCCCATGAACTAATAGATGTTGTTGCAACACCACATATTACAGATCCCTGTGAAACGTCAATAGTGAAAGTACCGCCCGCACTTACAGTCATGACATCACTAAAGTTTCCTACAACTTTTTCAGTAATATCAGAGTTAAAGTTAACCTGATCCATCAGAGTGCTTGCACCACTGACTAAAATATCTCCTTTAACATCCAATCTACATGTTGGAGCAGTAGATCCTATACCAGTATACGCTTCATTAGTAACTACAAAAGACTTATTATCTGATACATCTTGATCGGATACTCGTAATCCATGTCCATTACCTTTTGCAACTGCCCATATAGTTGGTCTTTCATTTGAGAATGATGCGACTTCTAGTTGAGATGTAGGCAGAGATGTTCCGATGCCAACCATACCGTCAGCTTTGATACGGAACATTGTTGCAGCAAAACCAACTTCAACAGGGCCATCTGTAATCGCACCAGGCTGTTGAATTGTTATCTTACCAATATCTGCATAACTTGTAGTTACAACACCTGATGTATTGATATCAATATTATTTGTAACACTCGCTGCAAGACCAGCAAGGACAGATGTTGATGCAATACCACAATTGGTAGAATACCCAGCAGTACTAGCAAAAGAAACAAAACTTACAAGATTAGTACCGTCTCCGAACTTATCGTATATCTCGTTAAAATTATCGTTGATCTTAATAGTCCCTGCCAATAGGGTATCGCCCGTCCCATCATTGGGAGCCGAACCAGTACTAATCCCTTGTTTAGCCATTACTTAAAAACGTTTTTTCTTTATTTATAGTTAATATGGAGGGTTATCATCTAAAGTCACCGAAGTATCGGAAACTCTAATAACTGTCGAGTTGGATCTGTTAGTATCATAGAAGAAAGCATTATCGACAGTATTTTCAATTTCTGCCGTTCTTGCATTAACAAATGTAGAATCACCTATCTGTTTTACTTTAACATACTCAGTGCCTAATCTTAATACATCACCCTTAGTCAATGATCCTATTCCAGCACTAACTGTTATAGTTTCTGTATTGATACCAACTGCTTCAGATACTGTAACTTTCAGTCTCTTATTTGTAAGAGGAGTTTGAATAATATTGTCAACCATGATCAAAGTCTGTTTAGTTGGATCTAAGACTTTGAGTAGATGTGTTCCTGTTCCTAAAGCAGTAATATCAAATGGTAATGATGTAGAGAATCCAGCAACCCTAAACTTAAGATCATCTACTTTCTGAATAAAAAACTCATCAGGTAATGTATTTCTTCCACACTCCACAGGAGTCAATGTAATATTATCGCCTGGAGTCGCACCACCTATGTATGTCCCTGCAATAGAGATAGTATTTGTAGTTGCATATCCAGTTCCACCAGTAACAACACTCACACCAGAAATGTCCAAGTTGGCATCTCTAGTTACATTGAACGTTGCTCCTGATCCACCACCGTCATTGGTTGATGGAATACTGGTATATGTTGTTTCTATTCCAACTCTTGATCCTGTTGTTTTGGTTACAGGAAATGTTAAGTTGTTTGCTGGAGTTGCACCACCAAGATATGTACCAGCAATACTTACATTATCACCTACGATATAATCTCTACCACCATTGATTAGAGTAACAGCAGTAGATATACATTGTCCTGTGGTTTGGTCAAAGTCAAACTTAACTTGGAAGATAGAACCACTACCACTTCCTCCTGTGCCAGGAATACCTCCATCTGCATTTCCAAATCCGTATATTCTGAATAGAGCGCCTGGAGGGTTTTCTGTTACAGCAGTTCCTGTTACTGGGCCTGGAATTTGAACATTATATCCGTTTTCATACATTGAACTTCCACCTATACCAGATGTAACAACAGACATAACAATATCTTTTTCTCCTAAGGCATGAGAGGTAGTTGCGATACTAAGTCTATCGCCACCTTGAGTATCATAAGCAACTGCCTGTCCAGTTTGGAAATCATGATTCTGTATCTGTATGGTATTGAGAAGTAAATCAACTTGAGTCATCACTCCAGTAGCTAAGAATGATTTTTTAAATACTGGTTTTCCGCCAGTAGTTAATTGGAATTGTTTACTACCAACTAGAGTTCCTGTTCTATCATGGGCACCATTAAAACCATTAGAGATATCATCCAAGTTCAAGACTTTATTAGTCTTGTTCATAATGAAACTCTTTATTGGTCTACCTTCTGGGAAGAATATCCTCTGAACTGATCCATCAGGTAAAGGATCGTCTTCTGTGACTATGGCAAAATTATCTCTTCTACCCATGTACATTTCTTTGTCAATATTCAAGATAAGTTCAACAGAAGAATCGACTGGTTTTACCTTCATGTTAGTAGACTTAGCAATTCCTACAACGGTAGGGGCATTTGCAATTGGATCGCTTTCAATAATAAGATCTGAGAACTCTAAGAATCCAGATGGATGAACAATAGATTTAACTGATTCTTTCCATGTTGAATATGGTAATCTACTTTTAATTGAGTATGAAAACTTTTGGAAGTAGAAGTTATCGGATAATCTCTGACTGAAATCATTAAGAATACCGATGTTCATGTCATTTTTAGAAACTTTGTCTCTAGTAACGCCAAGAGTAGTCTCAACACTAAATCTGTTTACATCTCTTACTTGACCTTCCAACTTAGATACTTCACCAAATAAAGTATCGCCTGGAAGTAGAGTTCCAATAGTGTCTCTTAATCTAAGTTGGCCTATGTTTACATCCCAACCATTTTCCGAAACTATTCCTTCAAACTTAGTAGATGTTACTTTTTCACCAGATAAGTACTTGGAATCATCAATGATTGTCATGTTGAACTTCGCCATGTCATTGAAGTTAACAATAGAACCTAATGTAAAGTCATCATCATAAGTTCCTAATGTTACTGTGGATATTCCAGGCGCATCTGCCATACTGAACTGTACAGTTGCATTGGAAGTATTAACACCAGTAACAGTATAGAAAGAAGAATCATAATCAGTAGAATTGAAGTTTGCCTCCCCAGCAAGTATAGATGATGGTTTTAATCTGCATCCTTCAACAAATACTTTGTCACCAATAGCAAATGGTAACTTAGTTTCTGTAGATGCAAAACCAGTTGTCACTGGAATATTGAACTGTGCATCTAATAACAATTCGGCAGTAACTGTAGTACCACTATGACTAATAGCATCAATATCATAACCATTAGAGTTATTAGTTGTAATAATACTTAAAGGCTCTTTAAATTCAAAAGCATTTTTGATTATTTCTACCCTACTAACAGATCCACCTTCTACATGGGCTGCAATTTGAACATTACTGTTACCACGAACAGTAAGAGTTGGTGGTTGATTATATCTGACTCCACCATCAGTTACTTGGACTTCATTTATTCTGGAAATACCACTTATATCAACAATTGCTGGAACACTTAAGAATGGCAATAAAGTGGGGTCTGTAGGGTAATCAAATCCATCTTTGATTCTTTCAATGAGATCTATTTTACCAATATCAGGTGATGATACTTTTACAATTCCATCTCTACCTTGAGTGCTTGCAAAACCAATAACTTTCGGTAGGATAGTATATCCTCTGCCTGGGAAGTTTATCTTAGTCTTAAAGATAGGCCCTCTAGCAGTTGATGATGTTGTACTGTATGTGATGGTACTCACACCAGTTCTAGAAACAAACTTTTGAGATTCTAGTGGTTTTTCTTTTAAGTTGAATGAAAAATTCTTACTATCAACTTTTATTACTTCATGTTCATTTCTTAAGACAAGATCCTTGAATGTTATATTGTTTCTACCAACAACTTCAGTATCAGATAACCCAAATGTTTTTCTAGTATCAGATGGAACAACAGGCGTGAGGTTATAGAAGGTTTTTGTTGGCCAATTGGTGTTTGTTGTGATGGTTACTGTTGCATCGACATTTCCAGAAATGCCACTCCTAGTAATATTGAATCCTGTTTGATTGGTGCCGTTGACATCTAGTTTATCGTTAAAATTAACATCTTCAAAGAAGTCTAATTGCATATCCAACAAACTTTGATCAGATACATCAAATGTTATTGTATTTCCAGTGGTAAAGTCTAATGGTGGATTTATTTTAGCAAGGAAGCTAAGATTATTAGCACTAGCTGTACTTACTGTTGATATAGAAACAGGATTAGAGTCAAATACGTCAGATTTATACTTACATAATTTTATAAAATCAGTATTTTCCCTAAGAACAAAATATGTCTCATTATTGATCAATCCATTGATATTATTTCCATTATCATAGTAAACAACCTTATCTCCATTTTGTAAATCATCATCATTGATGTTTATTTCGGTTAAATCAGCTGAAAAACTTGTATATGTGAATCCAACACGTTTTGTGGTAACTTTGGCAAGAACTGGGTCGTATCTTATAATTACAGATTCAGTAGATTCAGGCAAAGCGTCAATAGTAATCAAATCTCCATTTTCAAGTCCGTGATCAGATTTAACTCCCACTTTTCCAAAAAACTTCTCAACTTTAGATGTTACTTGTTCAAAATTAGTTGCTAAAGAGTGTGCAAACCCAGAATTAGAGGCAACGTTATAAAACCATATCGCATCAGCAGCTGTAGAGAACGCTACAGTAGCTAATCCAATGTAATCTTGTTCAAAATTGATTGCATACACATCACCATCGGGTAAAACTTCTGTTCCCACTCCAGATGTTGCACCAGCAGAGACTTTTGCCCAAACAAGTGAAGTTCCACCAATACCCATGTTGTAAGAAAGTTTTTGACCAGTAAAAAACTTATGATCTTTAATATAAATTCTTTGCTGTGGCACAAACCTGTTTTCTATGGTTTGTATTGTACTCAAACCAGTTAGAGGAAGTGTATAGTGTGTGCCTGTAGAACCAACACCAACTGTTTGTTGTGGATTGAAGTAAGTTATGTAATTTTCAAAAGTAAATCTAGTTACAGTAGAGGCACCAACAGGGAAAGAGAACTTATTAGGTTTTAAGATAACATTGTTAGTTCCAGCTGCATGAGTCATTGCAGCACCAACATAATTCTCTCTGTTTACAAATAATCTAGAGAAACTAGTGTCTATACCAGTAACAATGAATTTTTCTGTACCTATTCCAATAGTATCACTGGGACTGAATCCTCTTGTATCGGTAACGAATATATGTGTGCTTACTCCAGTATTAGTTACATTGTTTAAGTATGTTGTTAGTCCTACACTTCTACTTACAACACTTACTTTCCTAAGACCATTAAATTCAGTAAACTGAGATGTGTTTATACCACTTATGGAAATAGTTTCACCATCAAGAATATCATGTGGTTCTGTGGTAACACCAGTTATTTCTCTTTTGTTTAATCTTAAAGTCGTATTGATAAATGTGGATACGCCTATCTCTACAGTATCGACATCTTTTCCTAAAAGTTCACTTATTACGATATTCGCACCAGAACCATTTGTGCCTTTTGCATCTAAAGATAAAGTATCACCCACCTTGTATCCATCTCCTCTAGAGAAAATAGTTACTGATGAAATACCAGAACTCCTAGTTTTAGTAACTTCAAACTCTTGTTTTAAGGCATCTTTAACATCGTCAATTAGTTCATAATCTGAATTACCGTAAGAAAGATAGTATGGTGATATATTTCTAGTAAGATTTCTGGAAATAATATCAATGTCTTGGTTAAAGAAAGTTACGAAATTTTCTTCAATTGGAGTGTCTTTAAATTTATTTCCAAGTAGATATGGGTATTTTGGTTTAGCCACACCACTAGAATCAACATCAACACTATAGAAGTATGCGTATGTGCCATCGGGGAACTGTGGTGTTACACAATACCTTCCACCAAACTCGTCTAGGTCGCCAGAGTTGTCAAAGACATAATCATTAACAAAATATCCAAAGGCAAAGCCAGGGGGTCTTATACCCGATAATAGAGAGGTGTTAAGAATGTAACCAGTCTGCAATCTTCTAATTGCACCACCAGTAGGAGTTTGATATCCATATGGGCCATAGATTGGATTGCCGTCATAAGCAAATCCAAGTATCGGTGAGTGGAAGGCATTGGGTGTCTCTAAGTTACCAGAGTCAATATTATCTCCAAGTTGATATCTCAACTTTTGTGGAGGGTACATTCCTATGGTTTGTAATTGATATTCTGGGTTTGTACTTGGTTTTGTAAGTATTGAATCTTCTACGTTGATAATATTTTCATTCTTTTGAACTTGGTTAATCTTCCATTCACGAACATTGGCAATAAACTTGGCAGATTTACCTCTATTACGCAAATCCAATGTAGTGTCACTGCTGCGATATCCTATACCACCGTCAAGTATTTGCACACCAGTAATTTTGTCACCAGTGATGATAGGTCTAACATCAGCAAAACTTCCTGTAGGACTGAATATGTTAATATCAGAGTCAGCTCTATATCCCTGACCAGATGCAAGAATTTGAACATCAACTATAGATCCGTCAATTATGATTGGTTTCAATAGTGCCTGGAATACAACAGTGGAGATTCCTACATCAGGCCTTCTATGGAAATCCATAATGTTTGTACAACCATAACCAATTCCTCCATCTTCCAAATAAACGTTATCTATAGATCCCAAAACTAATGGATCTATCTCTGGTTGTATGATAGTTGTACTACCAATGGCAGATAAACTTTCAATCTTTACCACTATGGGTGGGTACTTTATAGTATGTTTACCACTACCCAGACCACGAATTACAGCGGTTTTATTTTTGTTATAATTCGTAAGATTTCTTTGTGAGGAAACCCCAACATCACATAACTTAAATTTGTTAGTATCAATAACTTTTACGGCGTACTGAGTTGTTGTGGACAATCCACTTGCCACTGTTCCTGTTGTAGAGTATTCGACAATCTCACCATTTTGAAAATGATGATCATATGCAAGAAAATAATCATCAGATGTACTAATACCTGATTGAACATCACCATTTACAGGTCTTGATGGAACTATTATTTTTCTATTTGAGTATCCCGAACCTGACTCCTTTACATAAATTTTTGTTATGGTATTTTTTGCCTCTAGAGAAGTAAACTTATGGAAACCAAAACTTATATTTCCTATGTTTACTGTATTAATACCAACCTTTGCATCTTCTGGAGTGTTGTATATCTTTATTTGTTTTTCAGTTACAGGCCCAACATAATAAGTGGATCCACTAACAACGTTGACAATAGGCGTATTACCTCTAGCGTCATAAACAACACCTTCACCAACTTCAAAGTTATGTCTTTCTTGGAATGTAATAGTTTCATCAGTTGTATTAACAGCCGTTCCGTCCGCTTTGAAATTGGCAACAATAGAACCTCTAACAAGATTAGATTCAAGGACAGCACCAGATCCATTACCACCTTCTACAGTAATCTTTGGTTTTTCTTGATATCCAATACCAGGCGATACTAACTTGATATCTCTAAACGATCCTACAACGTTGGCATGACCAATAGCACCAGTTCCTTGAGCATCATTAACCACCATCGGAGGCCCAGTAATAACATCATAATCTGTGCCTGGATTTGTTACCTTAATACTTGTTATATCACCATGAAATATCTGTTCATCAAAAACTGTAGGAGGGAATAGTTCCACACCATTCGCCATCAATCCAATGCCTCGATTATTTACTTCTCTCTTGTTTGGATCGTCAAATAGTTCCTTTTCTTTTATGTAAGGATACTTTCTAATTATTTTTTGATTCTTAAGTGTTTTATTCTCCCAACCAGATTTGTATATGAATTGTCCAGTGGTTCCAGTTCTTACAGCAATATACTTTTTAGCAAATACATCAGCGCCACTGAATGATAAGTAAAATTCAGTTTGGTTAACAGCAGTTACAAAATAAACACCAGTATTGATTCCACTATTTGTTGTGTTGTCCCAATAAATTTTATCACCAGTTACATAGTTATGTGGCAGAGGTGGTGGCGTTGTTAGAGTGACGTTGGCAGAGTCAAATGATTGAATGGTATAAGTAAACCCTCCACCTAGTAAAGGCGTGCCAAATCCGTCTACAACCTCTACAGAACTAGTTTTTACAAATACTTTATTGTCTGTTGCGAATACAGGATAGTTTGGTAAACCAGAAGAAGTTACATAGAAGAACTTTTGATCCTTATCGATGTAACTGTTTTGAATACCTACTGGAAAATCAGATACACCAGCAAAATAATTAGAATTATGAGATGCCTTCGTAACAGTTTTTGTTATGACACTTGCATTTAATGGAATAACACCTGTGGCTTGAACAACGATAGTATTAGAGTAGATTTGTTCTACATTTGTTGAATCATACTCAATTTGCTTGACCTTTATTTCTGTTTGATCGCCATTATCGTTCTTTAATATTAAAACTTCATCAATGTAGAAAACACATGAGTCGAATATGGTAATTCTGTAGGTATTGATGTTTACCTGATTAATGTTGGATACATTATGACTAGATGGGATGTTGTATATCCAATTATTGAATTTTGGATCATCTCCATAGTCTTTACCAAATGAAAGCAGTTTGAGATTGTCCCCAACTTGCATATTTGTAGAGTCAGAGGTATCTACCTCATCAATTACGTTTACAAGTCTAAATTGGAGTAATGATGTTTGACCAAAACCAGCATAAGCATATGCTAATTTATTTTCAAGTATGTCAGCACCAAAAACCAAAGAAGTTGTAATACCAGTAACGCCTAAAAACTGATTTATAGTTTTATCTGTATATCTTAGGTTTAAAAAGTTTGCACCCTCTCTTGGTTTGACTAATAGGGTGCCACTTTGTCCAAATCCCACTGTAGAGTCAACAACTAATGTTGATGCTTCTGCCGCAGTCAATTCTAAAGCTTTAGTTTTACCAGGCACTTGAAAAGATCCATCAAATGATGTTGAGTCAAGTGATATTTCATAAAAATCAGTTTGATTTATTGGTCTGTACTCTACATTGTAAATTGAAGCACTGGCAGTTCCAATTCCAGCAATATCTTGATATAAAAAGTTACCTACAGTCTCTAAGGGTTGACCACCAAACAAGTTTTCGACAAGAACGTGTTTAGTTTTGAAATATACGTTATCTGATGGTATGATAGTGCTTTCTATTGGTTTTAGAAGTTCAATATCTTCACCATATAGAAGTTTGAAGAGAATCTGATATGAAGAGTCAGTTCCCTTAGACATGTAGAAGTCTTTTGCCCTTGTAAGTATATTTGTAACAGATGTTCCAGTTATGAAACTTCTATTTTCAAAGCCAGGTAAAAATTCTGTTTTAAATTTAGTGAAAAATGTTTGTAAAAAGAGATTACTTAAATTCTGAACTGTAGCACCTAATAAATGCACTTCAGCATTAGTTTCTGCAAAATTAAGAAACTCCGCAGCATCCTCTTTTGATATCTGATCGATACCACTGAATCCTCTAGCACAACCTAAGAATTGTGTGTCGGTCTTTGATGTATATGTGATAATCTCATTATCAATCTTCAGTAAACCATAAGTATCTGGCCATCCAGTGGTAGAAACTACTCGTATAGTGTCATCACCAGCATAAACGTTATCATTCAGTGTGGTACTAACAACTAAAGTCTCATCATTGAATGCTCCAATCTGCCTGTACCTAGCTAAGTTGTTTGCTAGGTCATCAACACCAGATTGATGTTCTTTTGATGAGTAATAGGCTTGTAGAAAACTGACAAAAAGAGGTGACTCTTGAGTTAAAAACTCAGGAATCTGTGATTCAATCACATGAGAGATTTTTACTCTTTTGATATCTGTCATTTATCGTGTATAGATTGATTCGCTAGCGTAACTTGATGTTGTGACGTATGCAGTTGCAGAAGTATTCTCTCCAGAAGAAACAACGTCAGGTAGGGCTTTTACTGTGCTGTTTGAAACATCTAATTGCAAATACAAATCTTTTAAAGCAATAACATCATTTGAATCTGGTATTGCCTCAACTTCAATAACTCCAGTTGATAATTCTGCACCTGTTATATTTACCACATCTAAATTAATCTCTCCATGAATATAATCTACAGTTCCAGCATCATTTTTTACAATCAGTGGAAGGTTATTTACAAGTTTAAAGAAAACTATTTTTCCAACAGTCGTTCCAGCAGTAGGAACATCTCCCATGTATAGAACTCCATCTATACCATTCACAGTAAATCCACTAGAACGCACGCCATATCCATTTGGTTGTTCATAAAAGGCATTTCCGTAACAAAGTTCATAAGTTGCGAAAGTATTTAACTCAGGAGTTATATTACGCCTCATCTTGACTCTAGTAATGTTAGATGTAACACCTCTAGCAGAGTCATCTATCAATCCTACAATTTTACTATACTTGAATCTACCACCAAAAGCATTAATGTCGGATGAATTTGAATATGTAGTCAAAGCTCGTGTAACACTGCTTAGTAATTCAGTGGCATCTGATGTTGCGTTAGTGTTATAATAGACAGCAGTGTCAACTTCAACATAAAGATACTTAAGATCTATAATTTCTGGTTTGATGCCTGCAATAGAATATTGTTTAAGTTGTCTTGAGATGTCATCCTTAGTAATCTGTGAAAGGAAGGAACCATTCTTCGGTTTTATTGAAATAAACACTTTACCATACTCAGGAGGATCTAATTCCTCTCCACCGTAGGCAGTCACAGATTCAACGTTAGGATAAACAAATGGAATTATGCCTGTGTAGTCATTGGCGGTCACTGCACGGTATTGTGAGGAGTATATACGAGGTGCTAGGTATTTTATTGAACTAACATCTTCAATATTATCTCCAGCGTCGGCTTTTTGGGATGTTGTTAAAACTGATATGCCGCTAGAGACGGTTGTATCAGTATCATCCTTCAAAATACCAACAAATGAGAAATTTCTCGCTCCATTTCCAGATTTTCCATTAGTAACGATGTAAGTTACAGTTACTAACGCTCCAGCTGGCGGTTTTTTACCAATAATTCCATCCCCAAACAAGATTTCATATTTTTCATCTTCAATTTCTTGAATTAGGAACAATTTAGAAGTAGAATCCACTCTTAAAATGTTATTATAGAGCGTATAAATCTCATCTGTGGTCGAAGATACGGTTACACGGATAGAAGTTGTGTCTACACTCCCATTTGGGATGATAAAACGCTGATTTGGTTGAGAATAATCAATTGTAAATGTTTTTTGAAGGTAAATTCCTTCATAAATTTTTAAATTGTTAAAAGTAGCAGTATTACTATCACTTGTTGTAGCTACAAAATCGTCTGGAATCGAAAAAATGTAGTTACTTCCAGCTTGACCACCCAAGGCAACTTGCCCAGCTTTCAAAGTTAGGACTTTTGTGTCATTTGTGCCTAAATCTACAGTAAAATTAACTACGGCTTGTGCAGCTCTAGTAGATCTTGGTACATAACCAATATTTCTAGCAAGAGAAACGACATTTTCACGCACTGTGGCGCTATCAAGGAAGCACTCATTGACTGCCATGTTAGTATTGTAGGCAGTAATGTAAGAGTTGTACGCTAAAAGGTCTATCAACGTAGAAAAGTTAGACCCTTCAAAGTCAAAATCAGCAAAATCACTGTTTAATCGAAGATAATCTTTAATTTGGCTCCTAAGATCAGCGAAATCTAGGTTTGTAAACTGGTTAAATGACATTATACTCTAGTTGATTGAAGAATAAAATCGATATTCTGTTGTGGGAACTGCATCCCAGTGATATCATACTTGATATTTACGTTTAAGTCGTTAGTATTTAATGGATAACTGACTGCCACTCGACAGTTACTCACTCTAGGCTCATAATTTTCTAGTAAAAGTTTTATATCATCCTCTAAAACTTGAGCATTATCGGGATCTTGCTGCTCAAATAGAGTATCTTCAAGAGGGCTACCTAATAATTTTTGGTAGAATCTCTCGCCAACCCTTGTTCTTACTAAATTTTGGACAGATCTCTTAATTGCATCCTCATTTACAAAGACACCAATATCATTAGTCACAGGATGGCGACCAAATGATAGACTAATATCTCTAAATGGAGTTCTATTGACGAGTGGCCTGTCTACTTTTGCCATTATTCATTCAAATTTTGTTTTCTTTTTTTGTCATTGGCGTCATCACCAACAACTTCACGCAAAAGATCGTCTGCCGCTTCCTCTTCTGGTCGAGGATTAATGTATTTTTTATCGTCTTCCATGACAAATATACTAATTCAAATCTATTTAGACACAAAAAAAGACCCTTTGAGGGGTCTTTGAAGTTTTTTGGATGTTTTTTAACCAGCAGCTAACGGAGATTGTTTGTCATTTGTGTTTGCGGCAGCTTTTTTTCGTGCTTGAGCACTCACATCATACTGTCCTTTAACACTTCCACTAGCAAAACCAGCACTTTCTACGTTATGGGGAGCTAATTTTGGATCTGAGTCTGCCATCTTTTAACCGTTTTCTTTTTATTTATCTATTTGAGCTCTTAATCTGTCTGGAGAAATGCCTTCTGACAGGTAAAAGTTCAATCTGGCTCTTGCGGCTTCTTTGTCAAGACCTACATCTTGCTTCGGATCGTTGACACACCAGCCTGATGTGCCTAATTCTACGACCTTATACTTCACTTCTTCTATTGGTTCTGGTGTTGTCATTAGATAATCCTCGTTTTTTCGTGGCCAACACGGATTTTTGGATCAATCCAAATTTCCATACCCGCTTCTTTAGCGTCTAAACAGAAAGATACGTCTTCTCCACACATATCTTGTACATCACCTGATTCAAAGACTTGCATTTTAGGAGCAAACCAAGGATATTTCATCTCTTTATGCTCGAATACACCATTTTTAATTAACAACCAACCAAATCCAGTGTAATCAACAGTGAAAGGCTTGCGTCTACGAGAGA